ATAAAATTATTTAGGTTTCCTTTCTGGGGGTCGTAGGTAATTATAAAAATTACACTGACAACAATTACGGCTAGTAAACACCGATCCATTTCTATTATTATTATTAGGGGAATATTAATTTTAGTTGGCGTACATCAAACCGCCCATGCCATTCTCAACTCTGAGCACGTTGTAGTTCACGGCGTAGATGTCGTTGGCAATGGTCGGCGATGTTGCGAATGTACTGTTTTCGATACTTAATCGGGCTGAATCTAGGCGACTGAAATTGAGTGAACCCGTTGGTTGAAGTTTGTTGGTGTCCAGACAAAAGGGGTAGAGGAAGGCGGTGTTACCAGTACCAGGCGCTGCCGACCGTAACCCGTCGCCAAATGTGGTATGGTAGTAGCGGGGCGCCGTTGTAAAATGAGGATTATAATTTTTGGGTTCCCCAATCGTAACTCCGTTCACTTGAAGAGCCAACTTACCCGCGTCCTCATCATGTATGATTTGTGCTGCAGAAGCTAAAAATTTTATGGGATGATTAAAATTAAGTTCAAGCATAGTTGTGCTGGCCGCTGCCGCTGACGCTTTTTGAACTTGGTAAATTAAAATTTCTTGGGGTTTGCTGGATAACTGTTCTCTTTCGGCGGTGTCGAGATAGATAAAATTTGCCCAGCATTCAAATCTGGCTATAGTACCCGTGCCCGTAGTAATATCATCACCCCATGTGATTCTAAGCTCTACGTCGTGATACTGGAGAGATACTAGGGGAAGAGCACTCTGCCAATTTTCATTGAACCAGAATTTTAATGGGTAAAAGGGTGAACCTGGGTCAGTAGGAGTTTGGGCGAGAACTTTTCCTGCAGTACTATCTGTGTAAGGATTAGCTATCATAGAAGTAAAAATGTTGGATTGAGTATCAATAACTTGACCACCAATCAAAACTTCAACCTTATCAATCGGTGGACAGTTGGCGGTAAACGTCGTCGCCTCGCCCGCAGAAGTGAGGGGAGTAATATACATGTAGCCCACCATATCTCCTTTTCTTTCGATGCGGACTGTGGACATCCCGTTGTTGGTCGGATTGCCTTGAATAAGTAGTCTTTCCGTGACCTGTGAAAAGTTGGTGTGGCGTCTGTAAGCTGTTCTGAAAAATGAAACTTCCGGGTTGCCCACTAAGTGGGCATCCTGAGCGCCGATTGCGACGAGTTGTGTAATTCCACCAGACATTATTTAGTTTATTATAATGTAGACATATTTTTTATTTGGATTATAAACTCCGGCGCAAAGTGTGAAATCTTAGTATGAAAGAATTGTCATTTGCTCCGTTAAAATCTACTTGTTGACCATCTTTATCGAGCCACTTAATCGTGAGTCTGTCGAGAGAAGATATTGGTCGTGGATAGACTGCGTATAAGTTATAATCTGACTCCTTTTTGAAATTTTTTATTGCTCCGCTGGAAACGTCCATAGGGATTAAACCGAAAGTTCGTGATATATTTTGTCCTGAATAAAAATTGCTTTGGGTACTGGCTTTACAATCTTCGTTGAAGGTGGTTCGTAGTTCCTCAATATCCAGAAAAATTCCTGGGTTTGGGTTCAGTTGAGCTACTACGTTTGATTTAATCCAGCTATATTCAGAATATGTAGTATTATTGGCATAAAGAGGAACTGGTCCTGTTGCGCTTGTGAAGTCTGGAACGTTGACTGATATCATAGTTGTATTTGCGGGTTCAGTAAATCCCAAAACACTACACAAATTATTACTCATTACATTCATATGCCAAGGTGCCGTTCCTTGATCGAGTCCTCTTCTAAATAAAAATTTGCCTTCGTTACTTTGCCAGATAGCTTCAATATTTGAAATATTACTGACAGCATTGGTTATCTCTGTAGCTAACCCCGCTCCACTATAAAATCCTGGTGGAACGGAAAATTCAAGTACATATGTGTCTAATGCTCCATCATCGGCAACTGTAAATGAAAGATTATTGGAAGTCGGTGTAACATTGTAAAGGGTGTTGGGGACTGAGCAAGTCAAAAGTTCAACTTTATGGATATCTTTGATAGGTGTAGTCAAATGAAGAACATAGTTATTCCCAGCTGGGAATAGCGAGGTGTCTCGGTTTTTAGAAGCGACAAATACATTTCTAACTTCTTCCATATGTTCTATTTAATATTACTTTCTCTTTTTTTTTGGGGGTGGGGGGAGCGGGGTGTAAATTTTCTCTTCTACATGTGAAACGGAAAGAAATGTAAGTAGTTCTATCTAATGTATTTAAAAATGCGCCAGTTGGAGATCGTAAACTGATAGTAAGTCTGTCTAATTTATTAATTGGTTTTACAAATTGTGTTTGCGAAGAATACTGGTATTGTTGATATAATGTGCGGTCGGATGGATTTACTCCCACACTTAATAGAGGATTATGAGCCATGGAGAAGCTACTGGGAACTGTACTAAAACTATTTGAATAAGGTACAACCGCCAAATGGTTGAATGGAGATATAAGTTCATCTACGCATAAATATGCTACGTTTGAGTCATTCACAGTAGATCCGTTAAAGTCGCACGAAAGAACAGAAACTTGAACAACATCTTTAAGAGGAGGGTTTAAAAATGCTACATATGAGTTAGAACTATCTGATAAACCCGTGGTGACATTCACATTAGATGACGTATGAATTGTATAAAATTCATATGAATAATTCGGGGTGTTGGAACTATTAACATTATTAATATTCATAACTTTAAGTCTATTAATAATATTTAAACAAATTAATAATTTATTTTTTTTTTAAAATTTGCTGATATCCGTCAACTAAATCGGAATCTACGACGGCTGACTGCTGCTTGTCCAGAAGTGACCCTCCAATTCCGCCCGTGATTTGGTAGTTACCAGCTTGATCTTCTACAAACTTCTGGGCACCGCAGACCCCTCCTGGAGTAAGGTCTTTGGTGTAATATCCAGCCGTCGCCTGGGGGCCGGGAACACACTTGAGACTGTAAGGGAGGCCAAAAATACCGTCCTTGGGGGCTGATGGTGCACTGACAGTAAGAGGAGAGGGTGATAATCTGTATAATGATTTACTGTTACAGAGTACACAAAATACCACCAGTAGGGTTATGATGATGACAGCGGGGTCGCTGAAAAATTTTTTCACTTTGTTTGTGTTGAAAGTCATTTTGTTTTAATATAATATTAATATTTTATTTTAACTGCGTTAAAGGTATCATAATACTTTCCATATAAAGAATATATAGAATGACGGAAATTATTCTGGAAAGAGATCAGCCCACTGTGATGAACTTGGATGATAATGAGGCAGCGATAATGAAAGAGATAGAAATTTCAACTGATGTTCCTATTCCTAAAAAACCCCGACCTGCTTCAGCAAGACCTAAAAGACGAACTGGTCCTCCTCCTCCACAATCTGAAAATCTTGACGCGTTTACCAATCCCACCAAAAAAACAATCCACCGCCAGCGGATGCCGGCGCCCCCTGAAGTAATGGATTACGGGGAAGATGAATCAGAATTTGGTAGTAACGGTTACCCCCCAGAATTTGAAGAAGAAAACAGATACAGTGAGAGACTCGAAGGTGGTGGAGAAGACCGTCCATCTGCGGGATATAACAGTATAGATGATGAAAAAGCCGATTTATTGAACAAACTTACACGATTGGAGAAAAAGGGATTTAGTGTAAATAAACGCCTCAATATTTATTCCAATATTGAGGAACTAAGAACCGAGTACAAAAGAATCAAATATAGTATCGAAGTCGATCAGTCTCTTAAATTTTCCAGGCGCATGCTGATAGCATGCGTCACCGGGGTGGAATTTTTAAACAAAAGATATAATCCCCTGGATATTCAATTGGAGGGATGGTCCGAGAGTGTAATGGAAAACGTGGATGATTATGACGGTGTATTTGAAGAACTCTATAATAAGTATAAGACTAAGATTGATGTTGCTCCGGAAGTGAAACTTATTATGATGCTCGGGGGAAGCGCAATGATGTTTCATCTTACCAATAGTATGTTTAAATCAGCGATCCCTAATATGAACGACGTAATGAAGCAAAATCCAGATTTAGTTAAGAATATGATTTCCGCTGTTCAAAATACACAGTCCAACTCCCAAGAGCCGCGTGGCGATCCCACTGCGCGCCCCACCCAATTAGGACCAGATGGGCGTCGTGAGATGCAGGGACCTGGGATGGATCTCTCTTCCCTGATGGGCGGAATTATGATGCCTCCTCCTCCGCCCATGAACACCACTACCCACCAGGAAGGAATTATAGAAGAATTGGACGATAATGAGAGTGTTTCCGATATAATTTCCGTGGATGGTGGCGCTGCTACTTCTTCAGGAGATGTTAGGGAGGTTGCGGTCCGCCAAAAAAAGGGAGAACGAAAAAGTAAAAAGAAAGAAATAAATCTAAATTAATACTATAAACGATGATAAGTTATTGTCCAATAAATTTCGATAACAGTCCACAGCGAGTTCCGCTCCAGGACGTGGAACGACCCAGACCCCGACCCAGTCCTCCTCGCGAGGATACGGAATGTAATTACCTAATTATATTTTTTGTCGTCGGCGTATTTATGCTTGCGGTGAGTGATCAAATTAAAAAATGATGATAATAATAATAAAATGGCTGGTAAACAGATTTTAGCTAGTGAACTTATTTTTGATTCAAACGTTATTATAAGTCAGAGTGAATTATCCCAATACCATATAAGAATTGGTTATCAAGCTGGTGAAACTGGTCAAGGAGGTAGCGGTGGTTATACAAATGATTGTATTGCTATAGGACGTAGAGCTGGTCGAACTACCCAAAATAATACATCAATTGCCATAGGCTATCAAGCTGGAATGATCGAACAAAACCAACATGGTATTGCTATAGGTTCCCACGCTGGAGAAAACTATCATAATGTCCATTCAACTGCGATAGGATATAAGGCTGGTTACAGTTCACAAAATAATTATGCGATTGCTTTAGGATTTAAGGCTGGTGAAAGTGGACAGTTCGCAAACTGCGTAGCTATAGGAATGTATGCTGGACAAACTTCACAAAATGCTTATTCAACTGCGATAGGATATAAGGCTGGTGAAAGTGAACAGTTCGCAAACTGCGTAGCTATAGGATGTAGAGCTGGTCAAACTACCCAAAATAATACATCAGTTGCCATAGGCTTTCAAGCTGGAATGACCACACAGGGTGGCTGGAGTGTGGCTATAGGACGTAGAGCGGGTGAAATAAATCAAAATAGTTTTTCGGTTGCTTTAGGATGTAGTGCTGGTGAAAATGGTCAAAATGCTTATTCAACTGCGATAGGATATAGGGCTGGTCAAAATGGACAGTTCGCAAACTGCATAGCTATAGGAGCGTATACTGGACAAAATTCACAAAATGCTTATTCAACTGCGATAGGATATAAGGCTGGTGAAAGTGGACAGTTCGCAAACTGCGTAGCTATAGGATACCAGGCTGGACAAACTTCACAAGAGTCAAATTGTATCGCTATAGGAGCGTGTGCTGGACATAATAGTCAAGCATCTAATAGTATAGTTATAAATGCTACCGGCAGTACCACCAATGACGACACGATCGAATCAAATCTTTTTATAAGACCTGTACATAACTTGATGAGAGCAGGCGGGGCTGCCTCTAATACATTAGCACAATCTGATGGACCAGGAGGGACTGAACATATTTACGGAGCCATGTATTGTAATGTCCTAACTGGACATATTGTTTGTGTTAGTCAAGCAGATCCGTCTTAATTACTAAAAACCAGGCTCCCCATCCCGCTCTGGATCCTCAGAACGTTGTAGTTCACGCCGTAAATGTCGAGATTTGAGGTATTATTCACGCCCTCGAGTTCCAACACGCTATTGGATATTCTACTGAAATTACATGTGCCGGAAATATTATAAGAATTTACTTTATTTCCAAAACTGTACATGTAATATCGAGTATAGGCTGGGCATTTTCCTGCCACAAAATAATCCAAATTGGCGTTTTCTGTCTGATAGTACCCTTGGACGGTAGAAAAATAGGTAGATGAAAGTTTGGAGAAAATTGAGGAACTATTGAGTGTTATAGTTCCCGTATCAAAGGTGAAAAGATTGCTGACTGTAGTTGTACCAAGTGGTAAAGGAAATCCAAAAAATATAGCTTTCACGGGGTGATTCATCATTCTCATATTAAGACGTGTTTGTGAAGTAGCCAAATTTGTTAAAGGTGAAACAACTCGCTGGACTTGGGTGATAAGAAAATCGAGCCCCTGCTGAGCGAAATAGTTTCGTAAGGGTTTTTCTACATAAATATAATTTCCGTACAATTTTATATCATTATCTACTAGATTTTCAATCTGGTCTCCCCATTTTATGCGAATTTCCACCTTATGGTACTGTAATGCTACCAAAGGGAGAAACATCTCATTATCACAAAAAAAGAAATGAAGGGGAAAAAATTTAGGATTCACTTGAGAAATTAAATTATTTATACATTGACTTTTTGAATAATTTTCAGCCATATAGATTTGCCATATCTCCGACATGTAACTAAAAGTTTGACTATCGATAAGTTGACCTCCAATATAAAATTCAAAAAGCGTACCTTTTAGACTGCTAATAAGATCATCACTGGTGCTTTCAAGCCACAACTGTGTGATTAAGTCGGCGCGTCTTGGTATTTCCACCACACAAAGGGTGTTATTTTTGATAGAGGTAGAATTTGTTGGAAAATTAATTTGTTCTGGTTTTTGAGAAAAATTGTTAAATCTCGAGTAACGAGATTTATATGAAGAATACGATTTAAAATTCTCTTGGATAAAAATATCTTGAGCTCCTCGAGCATCCAGAGAAATAAGAGCACCCGTTCCAGACATTGCTGTATATTATATTATAATAAACATTTTCCTTTAAAGTATTGATCTATAGTTGAAACATGTTCATCATCATCATCACTTGATAACTTAAAACCGCCTGTAATGTACACTTTTTTGCGTTTGCGGTACATGGCATACATAATGGATGACCAGTCATCTCGGACATCCCAAATATGAGGATTATTCTTTTTTCCTGCTGTTTCTCTCATGATTCTCCCTATAGACTGAGTGATATCTGATTTGGGTGTAGCTAGAATAATAGTATCCAGTGTAGGTATATCCAAACCCTCATGGGCTTGACTAAACGTTCCAAAAATAATCTTTTTCTTACTGGATTCTGTCAACTGTGTTTCTTTCATTCCGCCCATGTAAAGCCCCGAAGTTTGAGGAAATTGAGAATGGAGATATTCACAGTGCGATCGCCTATCACTCAAAACAATAAGTTGTCGAGTCCCTTTGCTTGCCTTTTTAACCAATTTTACCAGCATCCGGTTACGCGACTCCATTTTTACAAGAACAGTGATCATTTCCACAAGTGAAAGTTTCCCTAACCTATTACACGGCGGAGGGTCTTCAAAACGTTTACACGTGAAATCAACTGTGAAAACCTCAATTTGTTTCTGGTTTTCCCGTTCTACGCTAAAGAATGACGGTCCCAACAGCCAGTGTAGAACCCGAGTAA